ATGGCCCTTACCGACGTCGAGGTGCGCAAGGCCGCGCCGCGCGAGAAGCAATACCGCCTCACCGACACCGCTGGCATGTATGTGCAGGTGATGCCCAATGGATCGAAGCACTGGCGGCTGAAATACCGGTTCGGCGGGAAAGAAAAGCTGCTCGCCTTGGGAAGCTATCCAGAAATATCGCTGGCCGAGGCCCGTAAGCGCCGTGACGAGGCGCGCTTGCAACTGTCCAATGGATCAGATCCTGGCGCCGCCCGCAAGGCTGAGAAACGCGCTACGCGCTTGACCGCCGACGACAGCTTCGAAGCAGTCACGCGGGAGTGGTTCAGCAAGGTCAAATCAGGCTGGACGGAGAAGTATGGCGAGAAGGTGATCCGCCGGTTTGAGCTGTATGCATTCCCGTGGATCGGTGCCCGACGCATTGGAGATATCGAGCCGCCCGACCTGCTTGAGGTGCTGATGCGGGTAGAGCGCGAAGGCAAGCACGAGACGGCGCACCGCCTGCGGGATACGACCGGCCAGGTGATGCGCTACGCCATCGGGAGCAGTCGGGCTAAGCGAGATATCACGGCCGACCTGCGAGATGCGTTGAAGCCCGTCGAGGTCAGCCACTTCGCCGCCATCACAGACCCGGCACAAGTTGGTCAGCTACTGCGCTCGATCGACGGATACGCTGGCACGCACACCGTTCGGATTGCCCTCAAGCTTGCCCCAATGCTGTTTCAGCGCCCCGGCGAACTGCGCATGGCGGAATGGGATGAGGTGGATCTGGACGAGGCGTTGTGGGTGATCCAGCCAAAGCGGATGAAGCGGCGCAAGGACGGAAAGCTGTACGGCCGCCCGCACATCGTGCCGCTGCCGACGCAGGCCGTCGAGCTACTGCGCGAGCTGCACAGATTCACGGGCACGCACAAATACGTATTCCGCGGCGCGCGCGGCAGCGATCGTCCAATGAGCGACAGCACCATTAACGCGGCGTTGCGCAGCCTCGGCTACGACAGCACGATCATGACCGGCCATGGCTTCCGCGCGATGGCGAGAACGATTCTGGATGAAGTGCTGGAAGAAAACGTCGACCACATCGAGGCACAGCTCGCACATAAGGTGCGCGATTCTCTCGGCCGGGCGTACAACCGCACCAGTCACGTCCAACAGCGCCGCGCGATCATGCAGCGATGGGCTGACTATCTAGACCGCCTGAAGGATGCAGAGAAGTGAAAAACCCCGCTTTGGCGGGGCTTTATATTTCACAGGCCGAGTACAAACCCAAGCAAACCGACGAGAAGAATGATCGGTAAAACGTCCCACCCCGACACCTCCTCTGTAGGGAGGTCCCTGAACTCTTGATTATTCATTTTTTCCCCGGATGTCCAAGATGCGCACGCTCATGTGGCGATCGCGCTCCCGGGATTCTATGCTTTTTCCGGCGTTTGTGGCAGCAGCAAATTCGCCTGTTTCGCGCGCGTCTCAACAGCCACGCGGCGGTGTAAATAGCGATGCTCCCACGCATGTCCGAGGACAAGGCCGAGCACCAATCCGAACACGACCGACTCCATGATTTGGTGAAACGCTCCCAGCATCAGAAGGACGAGGTAGGACAGGAATAATGCGGTCTGAGCCATCGGCACTTTCCCGCGGAGCATCAGCCGGAACTTCGGCACGACGTAACGTCGATATTGCCTGTATGCATACAGGACGATCAATGCGAATATCGACATCCCCGCAATGCCGAGTTCACCGATATTGCCCGTGTACCCATGTGCCGAAATGTTCAGCTTGTAGTTGTCCATGTTGGCCTGCCACACGCCCGTGTAACCGGCGGCGAACCACGGAGACTCCTCGAACTTTTGCAGCGCGGTGTAAGTGGTAAGACGCCTGTCGAAGTCGATTCGCTGTTCAGGGGGCAATGCAAAATCGTTCAACACGTCACTGATGTCGAGATTCGTCTCTGACGTGAGACGCCCCAAGTCCAGGGGCGGCTCACCACCATTGAGAACGAGCGGAGATATGATCGCCGCAATGATTGCCACCGACACCGCCAGTGTGCCGCCGATGATGAACAGACGACGTCGGTATGCAAACAGCATGAACAGAACGATGGGTGCAACCAGCAAAAGGACAGATCGCGAATCGCGCATCGCGTACATTCCCCATGCAAACGCGAGTAGTGCAATCCATTTCGAACGGCCGGAAGTGGACAGCCATTTACCAATCAGGAAAGGCGTTGCGACGCAGAAAATGATCGCGAACACCGTGCGAATCGATCCGAACGCAGTAAGCATGGGATCGCCGGTGAGTTGCTGGTTGACGAGCGTCAACGCAAGAAAAGTGAGAACCAGCGTCTGGAATGCCGCCATGAATTTCTCGGCGCTGCTACGCATGCCCAGCAGTACGCCAAGCATCAGGGCTGGCATTACCGTCACAAGCGCGTATGTCGCGTATTCAAAGCCCAGCGCAGGATCAGGCGTGAATGTCGCTGACAGTTCCATGTACGCGTATAGCGGCAGGACGATCATGACCGCTTTACATATGGCCTTCAACTCGCGAATTGACGGCCTTCGCCAGATAAAGACGAAAGCGATCGCTGCCGCGAAGCAGAGCAGAAGGAGTTTGAACAGATTCCCGTATAAGGACAGGACGTAGCCGGCGCTCACCAAAAAGAACGAGACGCCAGCGGCATATTTGCTTTTCATCACGCCGAGTTCCCAAAATTTGGCGTAAGGATAGCAGATGCGGGATCTCTACTTTATGCGCGGCTTCCAGCCGCACACCTTCGCGCCGGCTCGGTTGTGGGCAAGGATATCTCCGGCGGTCTGATCGGTCAGGACGTCGGCCTTCGACACGTAAATCGGCTTCGTCCAATCACACGCAGTATCGATGACCTTTGTTTTGTACTCGATGCGTGGTTCAGCCCCGGCCCCATTCGTCGTGCAGCACCCGGTCAGCGTCACCAGCAGGAAGACCAGCAGCAGTAGCATCCTCATCGCGTCTCACCTTTGCGTTATCGGCGCCCGTCTGCACGCCTGCCTGATTCGCCGCCGCGAGCGCGGCATCGTTATGTGCCTTGGCCTGTTCGGCTTCAGCCACTTTCTGACCGGCTTCGGCCGTCGCTGTCTTCGCCTGCTGGTGGCGGAACATACCGAACAGAACGCCGAGCAGTCCCAGAGCCCACGGGCCGAACTTGAGCAACAACGTGATGATTGTCATAGCCCCTCCCGATATGTCGCTGCGCCGCTGGAGAAATTGGCCGTGAGAACCTGACGCCGCGCCTTTTCACCGGCTTTCGCGAGCCCGAGGTGAACCCACGATCCCTCCTGAATCAACTGATCAAAGTCGATGTTCGACGCGGCGATAGCCTTGCAGATTTGCAGCGGCGTCCCATAACCAGGGCAGATGAAATCAGCAGCCAACCCATAAAGATGGGCGCTGTTCCGCGCACCGCCGACAGCACGGTTCAGGTCCGGCGATCGGTACCCTGACGAAATGGTCACCGGGCGACTGCCGAGAAGCACACGCACCCTCTCCAACGCGTGGGCAACACGCGTCAGGTTGGCGACAATATCGTCCGGGGCAGAGTTGTCGATTCCCCGGCGGTCAGCAGTCTGGCTGTGCGTCAGTTCATCGAGCGTGAAATGCGCCGTCAGTTCATTGAGCGCCATCATGATCTCCCCCAAGGTCTTTCCGCTTCACAGTTGTATATCTGATTGCGATGAACGCTAGCGCCAGCACTGTGTAACTGATAGCTTGCTTAAGACTGTGCGGAAGGTATTCTTTTAGATCATCAGGCACGAACGCCCATGTCTGCCGCGCCACTTCCGCGAGCGGCGCAAGAACACCGACGGCACTCGCAAAAAGCACTGTGCCCTTCGTATGTAACCGCTGCCAATTGTCGGCAAGCCCTAATCGCCATTTCATCGTGCCCACCTTTTCATGTCAGTGCGTGCACCGGCTGCGTTGTTCATCAGCAGGTTACGCACGTCCTTCACATCGCTGCTGATGTCGCGGAGCTGCTGGTTCGTATCGGCTTTCTGCTGGATCTGCGTCTGTTCAATACGCCCCATACGATCATCCTGACCCTGCTCACGCGCTTCGAGTTTGTCGACTCTGGATACAACGCCCGCATAGGCAATGGCAATTGAAAGAATGCCTCCGACCAAAGCCATGGCAAGAGATTGCACATTGATGGTCATATCCCAGAAGCGCCGGACGGCGCCAGGTTTTTCGTCTGTCGCCATAGCGTCCTCACAGATTTCCGTTGCCACGCAGTGAAGCTGCGTAGTTGAGCGTCATGCCTCGATTGTTCTCGACTCGATATGTAGCAGTCGCCGCGTCGTAATAGACGTTCGTGCTGCTCGCGGTGCCTTTGGTCGCAGAGAACTGGCCAGCTCCATCAGCAACCTCGAACGTGATCCCATTCGTGCCAGCGAGAAGGAACGTCGCAGCGACACCCTGCGAATTCATAATGTCGACGTGACCGACGAACGCATTCGTTGCGAGTGCGGCATTACCAGTTGCTGCAAGCGTGAATGGCACGCCTCCACGGGCAACGCCACTTTGTTGAACCCCGCCCATTCCTCCATCATCGAAGATCCATTCCTCGTTCAACGCACCTGCCGCGTTCATTTCTCGGCGAATGCATTTGGCGTTGGTAAGTGTGAACGTCGCACCGGTCTGGCTGTAGCAGTTGATAAGAGTGAGCCGAGACCCGGCCTCGAATGTCATGTCGAGCGCGACCTTTCCGGCCCCCATGTTGAACGACACGTTCTCCATGAGAACGCGCTGAGCGCGACGCAGACGGATGCCGTTTCGTACGGTGTCGAGCGTCACGTCTCGAATCGTCAGCGTCTGGAGTGTTTGCGCAGTCGATGCGAGATTGATGCAATACCCGGCCGGGTCCATACCCTGCTCGAATCGGACCGTATGAATACCGAGCCCAAAGGACGCTGCTGTGGACGTGGTGTCGTTCCACAGAATGCCGTCTTTCCCGCCCGTGATAGCGAGGTTGCGTAGTGTCGTCGTCGAGAACGCCACCCCGTCCTCGAACTCGATTGCGGCCCGCGTCGCGGAAGTGCTCGAGATCTCGCATCGGAACACGTCATAGTGATCGGTGTTCAACGTCGGCCATGTAGCATTCTTTGAAAACACCAGCGGCCGCGCGCACGCGATTTCGCAGTGGTGGAGTGAAAGCGTTTGCCGACCATACGAGCGAATGCCAATACTGTCGCCAGGCCAATTCCCTCCTGCGATGCCGATCCTGGAAACTTCGAAGTCGGCACAGTTGACCAGACTGATCGCAGTCTTCGCAACGGTATTGGAGGGATCGGACGAGAACCCGATGCCGGAAATTCGCCCCTGATAGACCCCTCCTGCCGAACCGTTGTTAAACGCAAGAGCGACGCCAGCTGACGTCGGTGAATAGATGATCTGGGATGAGTTCTGACCTTCTCCGATGATACGCAAGCGTTGCCCAGAAAACGTGTAAGTCCCCTGGAGCGTCCACCCTCCACGGGGCACGTACGCGATACCGCCGTTCGTGAGATCCGCAGCGATGTTCGTGAGCGCCGTGGTGAGGTTGGACGGATTGCCCTTGTCTGCGACGCTCAGCATGTCAGCTGCCCGCTTGGCGAGCGTTCGGCCGACAGAGCCGGTACCGGACTGCTTGAAGCCGATCATCGACGAGCCGAGCGTCACATCGGTGTTGTTCGCCAGAAGTGCCAGAACTGAATCACCGCCGCCGGTCATCACGTTCTCAGCAATGGCCGTTTGCATTGTGCGCAAGTTCACAGCATCCTGCGAGTCGACAGCGTCGCCTAGATCCTGAATGCGATTCTGTTTTGCTCGATATGCCCCGGAGCCATCAACGTCCGAATCCGCAAGTACCAATGCTCGCCCGATTTGGTCACCGTTGCGCTGCACGATCATGGTCAATTTGTCGGCCATGGTTTCGACGGCCTTCGCAGGGAACGGATCATTCGGAGGCAGGCGCGTCTGCTGCAGCAGGTCTGGATCACGGAGAATGAGCGTCTGCACACCGGCGGCCGGCGGCGGAGTGATCGAAACGCTGCCGCCCTCCTCGTCACCAGCACCGGACACGGTGTAGCCAGTAGAAAGTTCTGTCGAACCGACGTAGACCTTCAGATCGGCGTTCGTAAGGAAATAAAACGGCACAGGGAAGACGGTAGTCGTTCCGTCGCCGGAATAGGATGCGCGCGATGTGGTTGTCGTGACTGCCATTTTGCCCTCGTTGGAGTGTTGTCCGAGAGCGGTGATTGGATGCTTCGCCGGGTCATGGCCCGCCGATATCTGATGCCAAAAAGATAGCGCCCGAAGGCGCTATGTGCATATGTGAAACCGGTATCAACGTCACTGGCTGGACATTGCACCAAGATCTGGCGCGCGCTGCGGAGCAGATTCTCCGGGGCGCCAAAAATAGTCTGCGCCGGTCTCCTTCTTCTGTCGGTTGATGTTTCGCTGGGTTACCCCGGGAGAGAGGTTCTCCGCGATGTTGTCGAACAACAGACGATTCCAGATGGTCTTCCAGTACCAGAGATTGATAATCGGCAGGTTGCTCTGCGCAATCTTGGCCATGTCGGCAGACAGATGCGTCTCCTTTCCCTGTGCCGAGTCCTGAGCGGCGCGTGAAAGCGCGCGCACCGGCTGAAAGGCTGTGGACAGCACCGGGCCGCCGACGACGCTTGAGAGCAGCGAGCCGTAATCGGTGCTGGTCAGCGATGCATTGAGCATGTCCCCCGCGAAGCCTGCACCGCCGCCAGTGGTGAAAGCACGGGTCCAGAAGCGCGCGGCATGCGCCAGATTGTCGAACGGCGCTTCCGGGTCTTGTCCCGCAAGCATGTTCTTGAGCTGGACGGTGATGGCGCCGATCAGCGTGGTCGACAGCACCAACGCAGATCCATACGCGATCGGATTGGCCAGCTTCGGCGCGCCTTCCGGTAAGTTCTGCCCGCGCCAGCCATAATCGCGGCCCATCTCGGCGATGCGCCCCCAGTGCCGCGAGATCATTGCGATCGGGAACGACTTGAACTGCAGGAAGGTCTTTTTCAGTTCCCCACCGATGGTGCCGGGCGTGGCCGCGGCGATCACCTTCGTGCGAAGGTCAGGATTGAGCACGGCAAACTCGCCCTCATCGCGCACGAGCGCGAGCAGTTTGGGAACCACGTCGTTTGCGCGTGCATCGCCGGTAGCGAATATGGCGTCAGGCGTCAGGTACTTCTCACCGTTGTAATCCGACGGCGTGGCCTTGTTGATCGTCGCCCAATCGTCCTCGTTGAAGCCGCCGCGCTCGAGCAGTGTTCGATCCCAGGCGTCGAGATCCGCCCACTTCGTGCCCATGATCTTGCCGTAGCCGCGCATCATGTTCGCCTGGAAGGCGGTGCGAGTGGCATCGGTCCAGCCCGTGACGCCGCCGAATTTCATCGTCGCGGCCGACAGGTTGCGGGCCCAGCCGGTAGCGAGGTTATCGGTGCCCCACCGGTTCAGGCCGTGCTCGAGCGTTTCCGCGATGAGGCCCTGCCCCGTGAGCCAGTCTCGGAAGTCTTTCGACCCGGGCGCCATCAGACGAGCGGCATCGGCCAGCGTGCGCATGAACGGCACACGGTTGTAGCCGGCTGACACGAACATGGTTCCCACGTCGCCGAAGGCCGCGAGAAGTGTCCCTTGCAACTTGATCGCGCTGGTGGCCGTGCGCGTAGTCTCGGCGATCTTGGCAAGCTTCGGGTTGACCGGTGTATTCGTCGCGCCAGTGACGTAATTCCAGTACGCACCGATCGACGTCATGCCGCCCTCAAGCGTGCGCAGTTCCGTGTTGTCGTGCATCGCCGTAAGCTGAATCTGCGTCTGCATATTGCGCGTCGGGTTCGGGCCGTAGCGCTCGACCAGAGCGATGTTCTTGGCCATGCCGTCGACGTGGGAGATAAGCGAGTCGAGCATCGAACCCTCGCCGTATGCCGCGTTGTAGGCGATGTGGGCGTCGGCGTCCTTGAAGTGGAGCACCCGGTGCTTGCTGCCGGCATTGGCGCGCGCCGCGTTACCTGTGGTTTCGCCCGGCACGATCTTGTTGATGCCGCCGTAGGCGATCGTGTCCCAGACTCCCTGCTGACGCGGCTCGATCTTCCCCTGCGCCGCCGCGCTGCTGCGCTCCCATGGAGTCCTGTCTTCGCCGACCAGCATCCGGCGCACTGCCGCGTCGTCTAGCGGCTGGCCGGCGTCGTCCAGGTAGCGCGATCGATCGAGCAGCGGCATTACGAAGTCCGCCCACGCCGCACGCTGCGTGTCGCTGCCGTTTCCCATGACTTTGAGCGCTGAGTGACGAATCGGCACGTAGCCATAGTCAAGCTGGCCGACGTCGCCGCCCGCCGCATTGAATCGCTTGCGCATCGCGTCCGTGGTGGCATTGATCTGCTGCGCGGCGGCCTTGGCCACGTCATTGCCCGTCGAGCCGTCAGCATTGCGGTAAATCTCGCGGATGATGTCGCGTTCCATCGCAGGATTGTCGACGTCGAACGCACGAGACAGCCAGTTCTGCCCCTCCTTCATAGCATCGATCGCGCCCATCATGTTGCGCATGTACGTCGCCTTGATGCCGCCAGAGATGGCGTAGGTGTCCTCGATGTCGGCCTTCACGGCCTTCTCGCGTGCTCGCTTCTCGTAGGCGCGGTCCGGATTCGAGAATACGGCCTCGTTGATGCGGTTTGTCGTGTCGATCTGTTTGGCCACCTGCATCTGCTTGCGAGCCTTCGCCAATTCAGCTTCGTGGATGAGTTGCTCGCGTGCCCACTCTGCGCCCGCGCGGATCCGCTCCGAAGTCGGCATGGCGCTCCACGCGGCAGGGTCTTCCAGTCGGCGCGCAGCCATCCCGGCGCGCACACGGTTCTCGATGGCATCAGTTTCTGCCTTCGTCAGCGTCCGGCCAGCGGCAGCCTGAACTGCCTCTACGCATTTGTCGTGCATCTCAGATACCTCGGGAGATAAAGCAGTTGGCGGCCACCTCGAACAGCTTCGAGTCTTCGATAGCCGCGGCGTGCTCGTCGTCAATGACCTTCATCACGTCGCCAATGGTTCCTTCGACTTGCCCCCGGTCGGCGTCGACATGAACTCGCGTTTCGGGCTCGGCGTCCTGCAAGGCACGTAGATTTGCCTCTGTGGTTGTGGCGGTTTCCGGAAGCGTCGGCGCAGCGTCCTGTCCGCCCTGGCGGATGAGGTCGACACGCGGTGCGACGTGCACCGGCGCCCCGGCCTCTGATATCCAGGCGTCCAGCACAGCGCGAGATGCGCGCGGCGCCATCGTGTCCGCGCGGTATGCCTCTGCGACCTGCCGCACATAGTCAGCAATCGGCGTGCGCTTCGTCGCAGGAACATCGAACGCAGCGCGCTGTTCGCGCAACGATGCGAGGTTGGATTCAGCACTGGCGAGCGCATTCGTTGCTCGTTGTGCTTCGGCGTTACGTGAAATGGCGCCTTGCAGCCGTTCGAGGCGCGCGTCGAAATCCGCCTGCATCTGCTCGACCTGCTTCGACGCCTGGCGCTGCGCGTCCTTGAATTTCGTTCCCTGCTGCTGGATTTGTTCCGTCAAGGCTCTCACCTCGGCGTCGCCCGGGCGCGTGCCCATCGCTGCGATTTCGTTGCGCGCCGCCGTCACGGCGCCTGGGTCGGCCAACTGGGCGGCCTGCCCAGCAAGCGTCTGGTAGCCGTTCTCGGCGTCCGCGATCATGCCGTCGAGCGCCTGTGCGCGCAGAGAATCCGTCTCGGTGATGTAGCGGGCGACATCCGGGAACGCGCCGGCGTTCATCTGTCGGACGGCGAAATCGGTCAAAGCCTGATGGGTGTTGAAGGCATCAACGTCGGAAATACCGAAGGGATGTGCGTCGTCGAGCATGCGGCGACCATACATCGTGAGGGCTGCGTCGACCTGCTCCCCGGTGGGCGTGAAGCGCATTTCGTCGGGGCTGACACGGTAGTTATCGAGACGCTTGACGTACGCGGCTGTTTCCGGCTTATTCGGCTCCAGCCCCGCCATGACACGTTTTGCCTGAGAGACGCCACCGTTGTACTCAGCAGCGGCAGCCCGCACGTTACCGTTGTACCGGTTCAAAAGATCCCGTGCGTAAGCCCCAGCCGCGTTGATCGACGCGACAGGATCGGTAGGATCGCCCCCTTTCCCGTATGCCTTCCAGGTATCGTCAATGAACTGCATGACGCCCTTGGCACCCGCCGAACTCACCTGATTGCTGTTCGAGCGCTCGCCCGCGTTCTTGATGAAAAGCAGGAATGCTGGCGGCACGCCGTTCTGCTGAGCGACCTGAGTGGCGTAGGCATCTAGCGATGCATGGTTGTACGGAAGCGCCTTGCGTTCGGCCACTGGCATAGCTGCCAGATCAGGCGGCGGGGCCATCGGGCCACCGGAGCGCTCACGGACTGCCCGAATCGCATGCGTACCGCCGCCGAACGCAGCAGCCATGAGCGTCGCCGCGCCTATGTTCACAGGGTCCAGCGGGTCGATCTGGTCGGCGAGAGACTTGTAGTCGGCGTTGCGCAGGATGGCGCGCTCGGCGTAACCTTGCCCGATAGCCATGCCCGGGCCGCCCACCCCGATGAGCGCAGCCGTCTGCGCCAGGGTGCTACCAGCAACAGGCAGCACGGCCCCGGCTGCAGCGAATGCCCCGGACACTGCGCCGACAGCAGAGCGCGTGCCCACGTCGACGCCCTCGCGCTTGAGCTCTTCCGCGCGCCCCATGCCAAGCGATGCAGCACCGACGGCCGCGCCGGCGAGCGGGCCTCCGAGAACAGCAGCCGGGATGATTTGCGTCAGGCCAGACACCGCACCCTGCACGATCTGATCGACCCGAGACGTGTCCGACGGATTCGCCTTGAAGGTGTCCGCAAGGTCATACGCCGCGTTGCCCAGGCGCGATTCGAACAGTTGGCCGGCGCGGGATTTTGCGACAGCATCATTCACACGGCGGTCAACGAGTTCCGCTGCCCCGGGGTTCAGCGCCGCGCCAGCGGACAGCGTCGGATCGACGTATGCTTCGGTGGCACCAGCGGCCAGGTCAGACGCAGCACCGAAAAGCGTCGCGCCGCCCTGACCCAAACCGCGTCCGACGGCGCGCGTGATCGAGCCAATGGACGTCCCCACGTCGGCGCGCGGCGTAGGCGTTGGGAACTGGTCAGACGTCCGGAGAAAGGAATCGGTCGTGTCAGCGTAGAGATCGTCGATCGGCACATCAGCCTCCGAACGGGTTATCGACCTGCGTAGCGGCCGGAGTAGCCGCTTTCTGCGCAGGCTGCTGGCCGAGGTTCAGGTGCACTGTCACGGGCCTGCCCATGACGTCGCTCACGAACTGTTGGCCAGCCTGCACAGCGTACGTGCCACGCACTCCGACACGCACAAGCTTGTAGCTCGGGAACTTGCTCATGAAGTCCGCGACGGGCATGGCATCACGCCCGATGTAGACCTCCCCGATCGGCGCGCCATTCACGGTATTCTCGATGTTGCCCACACCCGCCGCCTTGAGGCTGCTGGTGAACTGCGATTCAGTCCAGCCGTATGGCATGGCCACTCGGTTCGGCTCGCCGTTGAAGCGCGTGCCGCCGGTGTTCGTAATTCCGCCGGTTGCTGCGTTGATACCGTTCTGAATGTCGGTCGAGTTCGGCGCGGTGCGCCCATTGCGCGCCGCGCTGCCCAAGGCGATGTAATAGGCCGATTCCTTCGCATCAGCCTCCTGCGCCGGCGGCAGGACCGAGTTGATGGCGGTGTTGATCTGCGACCGGATGCCCGCGCCGGCCGTGTCGTCGATCTTGACCGTCTTGTCACGGATAGCCTGCTCGCCGGAGAGAATGAAGGCAGAGACCGGCGTACCGCTCGTTGTCATCAGCGGATTGCCGTTCGCGCCCCCTGCCCCAGCTTTCATCGCCAATGCCACTGCCGGGTTCTGGTCATGCCATTGATTCGCCAAGTCAGCTATCCGTCCGGACGATTGTAGAATGCCGCCGATCTGGTTCAGCACCTGTGCACGCGTATCGACCGGCGTCGATTCAATGACGCGCAACAGGTCGGAAGCTTCCTGCGGCTGGAGCGGGCTGATCTGACGCCCGGCCCGGTTTTCGACGACGCCGATCTGCGGCATACGCTGGGCAATCAGTTGCAGTGCCGAGTTCGCGTCTGTGATCGGTGCGCTCGGCACGTCGCGGATCACGCCGTAGCCTTGCGCGGCCTTCCATGGGTTTTCCTTGTAGGCCTGTTGCGCTGCCGTGTTGATCTTCTCAAGCTGCTGCTGCGTGGCCTGCTCGGTGGGATTGACGCCGAGCATCGGATCGGAGCCCGCCGCCCGCATGCGCTCAAGCTCCGACTGTTGCTGCGCGAGCGACATGGAAGCAAAGCCGGCCACCATCGCTTGCGACTTGACCAGTTCCTGAAACGGCTTCTCTGCTGTGGTGCCGGCGACGGCTGCCGACGTCTCGGAAATGAAGTCGGTCGAGAAATAGCGACCGCTCGAAGCCAGATCAAACGCCTTGTTATAGGCGTTCGTGCCTGCCGTCTCACGCGCCTGCGCCTCTGCTTCAGCCTGTTTCTGCTGGCGCTCCTGCGCAGCGAGAATCCCGTTCTCGTACCCGTATGCCTTCGTGATGAGGGAAGCGCGGCGCCCAGGGTCCATCGACTCGCCGTCTTTTCCTTCGAGTGCAGCACGCGTTGCCTGAATCCCAGTAATGTTCCCGGACTGCGCATCGCGTTCCAATGAGCCAGATGCAGCAAAAAACGGGATTTTCTCTCGCGCCGTCTTCAGGAGTTTGTCCCGCGCCTCAGGCCCCACTTCTGGCATTGTCTGTTCGATCGTCGCCAGCGCAACGCCCGCCTTCGACGGATCGGAATAAACGACGTTCGACCAGTTGTCGATTGCGGCAGACACATTGTTCACACGGTCCGCGACGCGGGCGGATGCCTCGAACGAGATAGCTTGACCGCCAAGCTGCGTGCGCAACGAAGTCAGATGTTGCTGGAGGAACAGCTTCGACTGCGGCGTCGGCGCGGTGCTGATCGTATCGCTAGCATACTTATCGAAGTCGCCGATGAAATCTGGCGTGAAGTTCTGTGCGGGCCCCGTCGCTGCGGCCTTCCGCTCGTTCAGGTTTTGCTGCCATTGGAGATACGCGTTTGACGCGACATTACCAGCCCATGCCTTTGCGTCCTGCTCCTCCTGCTCCCGCAATAGTTTCTGCTGAACAGTCGCTTCCTGAGCGATGCCCTGGCCAACGTTCTGCATGGCCTGACCGACGTTCGACAGCGCTTGCCCGATGGCAGGCGAGACCGGTGTCGCTTCGGCGCGCGGCAGCGGTGCACCTCCGCCTACGCTCGTCTGTTGTTGATAGACAGGAATCTGCATAGTTTCAGCCTTGTGAGAGACCGCCGGCGGCGCGCGACTTCGCGTAATTGATCTGCGCCTTCTGCCCCGTGTAGGTGCCGTACGATGACAGCGCCGATGCACCCGCGTTCAGGTAGCCAGCCGTGAGTGCCGCGCCGGAGTTATTCCGCGCTTGCTGCGCCGACATCGAGTCGAGCGCGGCCTGAGAATCCATGCCGAGTGCCTGCATCTGGCCACCGTACCGGATGTTCAGCGCGTCGAGTTCGGCGTTTGTCGCCGACTGCTTGTACAGGTCCAGCGCAGAGCCAGATGACAGATCAACGCCAGACTCGGCCGTCGCGGCGGCCTGCCGTCCGAGCGCCATTGCCCCCGCTCGCCGTTGCGCCTCCTCGTTCGCATTGGCTTGAGCAAGCGCGACCTTTCCCTTCTCTCGACTGACGGAAGCGTTGTAATCAGCTGCCGCCGCCGCGGCATCGGCACTCGCTGACTGCGCGTTTGCCGAAGTGATGGCCCCGGCCACGCCAAGCGCGGAACTGGTGGCGGCTGTGATGGTCAGGAGGGTTATCGGATCTGCCATTTATCTCACCCATGCATATCGATCGGTATCACGCCCCTCGGGCGAATATTTGCGCATCGTCCCTTCCCACTCAAAGCCGCCGAGCATCTTGACCCAGCGGTGCGCCTGCGGAAAATTCGTGTCGACCTCAACCTCGATCCGACGTGCGGCGCAACTGATCATGGCGCGGCGTACCGCACGATGCAGCGCCAGCATGCCCATGGGTCCGATGTCACCCGCGATGAGTGCCCATGCGCGCACGTTGCCCTCCCACAGGGTGAAGAAGCCCGCGCATACAACGACACGTCCGTCGATACGGCCTGTGAATGACTCCAGCGGCTCAAGCGCCTCGGGATAACCATTAGCGAGCAGCAGTGGGCGCATCGCGGCCTGCGCCGGCTGAAGCATTAGTTCATGCATGTCCGACGCGCGGTACGGTGAAATCTGCATGTCAGCCCTTGTCGTAGGTTGTGACCTGCGGCATGACTGCCACGATGGTCGACGGCAGCGGGTACGACTGCTGGAGGCAAACCCATGGATTCGTGCCGTAGCCATCCTCGAAGTCGAACAGCATGTCGCCAGTGAAAAGCGGCGGCGGGTTGTCCATCGCATCCAGCGCGGTTCTAAACTGCCCCTCGTCCATGTTCTCGAACGTGTGCCCGAATTGCAGCCCGAGTGTGTCGAGCACACGCACCACGATCTGGTTGATGCGCGCGTTCTTGCCCTGGCTGGTGCCATCAGCGGCGCCGGCGTTCAGTCGCATGGATTGCAGCCGCGCCGGGCACGCGAGCCCGACATGCACCTTCGATCCGGCGTTTTGCAGGGTGATGGAGCCGCCAGAGACCACGCGCGACGGGTGCGTGGCGCCGTTGACCAGGAGGTCGACCGTCATGCCTTCGAGGTAATCCAGCCCACTGATGGTAGTGACGGTCATGCGCCACGCATTGGCCGGGATCGTGGAGGTGGACGGGAATGCCGCGTCGACCCTGCAAACCGCGTTCGATGCATCGACGAATGCGGTGATGGTTGCCTTGGCAGTGACGAACTGTGTGACCGGCTTGCCGGACACGTCTGTGGCCGTGATCGTGTAGCGGTAGTGGATCTGGCGGCCAACATCCGATGCGGACCACACGGGAGACCCGGCCACGAACGGCACATTGACGGCGTGCGCCGTGGTAGCGTCAGCGCCAGGCGTAAGCGTTGCGCCAATGACGTTGTCGAGCGTGAGTCCGCAGTCGACATAGAAGCTGTCTTCGGGATCGTCGTCCGGCTGGCGCTCGCGATCCATGTAGCAGACGTACCGCTTCGTCGCACCGTTGACGGTCAGGCGGATGATCCCCCACAACTCGTCACGCGTTCCGTCCGGAGACGGGATCACGCAGATCGACTCAATCAGGCCGCCGCCGCCAATCGGGTGCCGATGCCAGCCGCCGTGCGGCGCCTCCGGGTACTGCTCGCGCGAGTAGGTCATCGCGACCAGCGCGCCGTCGGAGCGAACGCCCCAGACCGTCGAGTATGGCTCCTGCTGGTAGGCGATCTGATTGAGCTGTGGCTGTGGGATGTGCTCCGCGAGCACCGACTGGTCGTTCGACTGGTACCCGTTATTCGCGAAGTCGTAGGCGATATCGCGCAACTTCGTGCCCGCGCGCTGGATGAACAGCAGCGAGTTGCTGACCTGCACCGGCTTGGCCTTGCGCGAGCCGATGCCCGATGTGTTCGGCGTCGAGATGTTTTCCGGGCCGAACGGCTGGTTCTCCGTCTGCGAGCGCACTGCAAACTCGCTGCCGGCGGTGCCGCACACCAGCGCCTCGATCGACGAGTTGAGCGGCTCCATCCACTGGATACTGTTGACCTGGCGGGACACGAGCGTGGCCGTGATCGCTGCATCGGTCGTGACAAGCCCGTTGAGGTCGCGCGCGTTGAAGTTCTCATAGTCCCCCGCCACGCCGAGCCAGACCGTCTGACCACGCCCGAAGGCAAGCCGTTGGCGGAACAGGCTGACGTTCGTCGGCCACCCTTCCACGCTCGACCATGCGCCGAACGCCCATTGCGTTGATGCATTGGCTGCGCCGACGGCGTCGGCCGGTAGCTGCGCCTGTGAACTGGCCGTCGTCATCGGAACAACGGTCCCGGCAACTGTGTATGCATCGTTCCAACCAGTGATCAGAACGACGCCGTAGCCGGGATCTTCGTAGTTCCACAGCACGCCTACCTGAGCGTCAATGGGGTTGGTGCTCCCCGATGGTGTGTAATAGGCGCCCTTGACGACATCGCCACCGTCCCACAATGCCCCGGCGGTATGGACCGGCTTGTCCGGGCCGGTCACACGCGGTGTGCCGGCCGGTGGATTCGGACTGATGGCCTTGTACGTTTTGCCGTCCGACATACGCAGCATGCCGTTCGAGATCGGATCAGGCTGGTTCCATTGCGTGATCGAAGACGTCTTCTTCCGGCTCAGTTGAAACAACGAGCCGATGTGACCGGGGGAGAAGATCGGGTCGGATGCTGTCAGCGTCACAGCACCCGTTTGCGCGGACGCGTATACCGTCGTGGCGGTGGTGTTCGCAGTTTTGAACGGTCCTCCGATGGGCTGCATTGTGGTCAGCGTCCAGTTCGTGGGCGCCAAGCGAGACAGCTTACGCGGCGCGAACTTCGGATGCGTGATGTACACAACATCGGCAGACTCCACGAAATCAAGCTGGAACTGGCCGTCTGCGTCCACGAGATCCGAGCTCGAATACGGCGAGGCGATCTCATAGGGGACGCCGGCGTTCAGCAGCTGCCCGTGATTCGTCCAGAAGCGGATGTACAGATGGCCGAACTCCAGCACGTACGCCTGCTGCGTGTTGAACTGGAACGGCATGAACCAGGCGCGCTGCGTCTGATCCTTGATGGGCGCGACGAAGCGCCACGAACCGCGGCGCATGGCCGGGCCCTGAATCAGCGGGATATAGTTCTCGCACGTCTTCAGGCCGTTCGCATACTTCGCGATGTCTTGCCGCCCTTCCAGCCTCGGCGACAACTCGCCCGAGTTGAAGGAGCCGAGGATGGGTGAGGCTCTCATAGTCGAATCAGCATCCAGGAATCGTCGGGGAAGCCCTGCGGCGCGCGTTCAATGGCACCGGCGAGCGTTGCGTCTCGCATGGCCTGCTTGTAGTCTTCGGCGGCCTGCTGCCGCTTCGAGAGCGACTGCGTGATTTCTTCGCAGGCTTCGTACGCCAGCTTCGACGCGAGCGCTTCGACGAATAACGCATCGAACTTGCCCGGGTCGGCCACGTCCTGCACGTACCGGATCTTGAGCGGCGCATTGAAGATCGTGAGGATCTGGCTGCCCTCGATCTGGTAAGCGCTGTCGTCCTGGTCGCGGTAGTCCGTCATCGCGGGCACCGCGAAGGTGTCGTTCACCTGAACCAGTCGAAGGAAGTCGGCCGGAAGCTGGAACGCCGTGTTGTAGCCCCAGGCCGGTTTCTCGCTGAGTGCCGGCAGGGTCGTGCGCACGATCGCGAACTTCCAGAAGCGTCGACGCAGTTCAGCCTTGCGCACCGTGTCCCAGAGCGCGGACATGACGCGCGCGGGCTTGCTGTTCTCGTTGATGTTGGTGATCCGGGCCGCACCAACCTTCGTGAGAGCACGGTTGCAGATGTCGGTTTGCGAGGCCATGGCTCAGCCTTAGCCCGGCATGTTGAACTTGCCGGACGTCTCGATGTAGGCGTGCAGCTTGTCGAGAGCCAGCAATACCTGCATGCGGACTTGCGTCGACGAAAGTCCAGAAGCGATCAGGGCGTCGGTGTCGATGGTCAATTCGACCGGCGCTGTAACCACGGCCGCACCGACCGCATCGGTCACCTGATGGTCGTTGCCTTCGACGGCGATACTGAGACGACGTGTTGCCATGATGGTGCTCTCCTATTTGCAAAAAATCCCACGAGCCCGAAAGCCCGTGGGGAATCACCGCTTCACCGAAAACTTGGATTACGTGCCGTTGTCGACATACTGGACGTCAGCGCCGATCAACCCCGTCGCGGCGATGGCCGCCTGGACCGTCGCGACGATGTCGAGCGTGCCGCCCGGGTCAGCTGTCAAACCGGCGGCCTGCCAGAGCGGCTGCTCCTGCTTGTCGAGCGTGTAGGTGCCGCCGGCGTTGGTCGCGTCAGCCCGCGACAAAGCCGCGGACGTGGCCTGAGCTGCAGCGAACAGCGATGCCGACACGGCCGCACCGCCATCCTTCGTATTGCGGTACACGCCGAGATTCACAGCCGACGAGGCGCCGAGGTTTGCGCACGAGAGGTAGATCGCGCGAACCATCGCGGTCGACGGCAGCGACGCGAGAATGTACTTCGAGTTGACCGAATCGCCATTGGTGGCGGACACATAGCCATGCGAGGAGCGGATCGAACCGCGCTCGAGACGGCCATCGCTGATGATCGACGGAACCGCATCGCGGTTCGTGATCGTGGTGGACTTGACGGTAACGACTGCCATGATGAACTCCTAGAATCGTGAGAAATGGATCGCGGCCGACGCTTACGCGCAGGGGATTTCCACGACCTTCTTTTCCTCCAGGCGCGTGCCGCCGAAGGTGCCATACAGGTAGACCTGCCACGGCAAACCGGCCAGATCCTTGCGCTGCGACACGTCGGCCGACACGTCCTGCCATTGGCCGAGGTGCATGCCTTCCTTCACGTAGAACGGGCAGCGCGTCTGCGACGAGCCGTTCTGCGGCAGGCGTTCGGAATGGATGAAGTCGACCTTGCCCCACGACATCACGAAGCCGTCGTTCACGACTGCCTTCTCGCCGTTGTAGTCCGCGTTGATGACCTGAACTTCGTCCATCAGGTTGCGGTTCTGCTTGGCGCTGATCACGCAGTAGATGCGGTCGCCCGACGACGGATCCCAGGCTTCGTTCTGCAACAGAATCTGAATGCCGGCCTTGAGCTTTTCCACGTTCATGCCCGTGGCCGAGCTCGCGCCTTCTGACGCCGAGACCTGTTGCGAGGCGGGGAAGTTGGTCGTGGTATTGCCATCCACACCAGTCTTCGCGGCACCGAAGAAGGCGGCGATGATCTCGTCGTCCTTCGCGCGGTTCATGGCCGCCGTACCGTTGTTGACGTAGCTCGATTGCGGATCGATCAGCAGGCGCAGCTTGTCGATCTGATCGATGAGGTCGTTCCAGTCATAGTCGGACGGGAAGACCCAGCGACGATCAGCTTGCGTGTCTGCCGGGGTGAGCGCCGGATAGCGCGTGGTGCGCTTTTGCGCGACGGTGGGTACGAACTGATCGACCGGAACGCCTTGTTTGCCGACGTAGGCGCCTTGCGTGACGCTGCCAATCAGTCGCGAACCCTTCTGTTGCGACAGCAGTTGGACGTTCGTGGTGTACTGCTGGACGTAATGCGTGGTGACGAACTGGGACATGATGCCCTCCGTTGAATAAGTGAAAGAAACTCACGTCTTCGAAGGGCTTGCCCTGTGCGGGGCCGCTTCTTGCCCCATGTCGCAGGGGCCGTGCGGCAGTGTCAGCTGCTCTTTGACCGGGGCTTCGCAGTCGCCTTATCGGTGGATACCGGCGTTGCCGCCGGCTGCTGGGTGACTGGCCCGACGACGAATCGTTCGAATTCCTCGGCGCGCTTCACGATCAGTGCTGTATCGCGCCCCGGAATGTTGGCCAGTCGTAAGCATTCTATGCGGATGGCTTCCGGCGAAAAACACGTGTTTTTGGTATCAGTCATCATTCGCTCGCCGGATATGCGATCTTGTGAAGCCGCTCCATTTCTGCCTTCTTGGACGCGTCACCTTGCAGATACGACGTCGCCCACACCTTATCGGACTGGAGAGATTTGATTTTTGCCATGGCCTCGGCAGGCGACATGCCCACACCCCCACTGTCGCCATTGCTGTGTACTTTGTGCTCGCCCAGGCCGCGACCGATGTTGGCGAACATCTCCAACATGGCCTTCGTGCCGATGGCACCCTCAAGCTTTGAAAGCACCTGTTGGCGTTCCTCGGCAGTCTTCGCGGGGATGAACTGCGTAGCGGCTCGCTTACCCAGTTCGAGGTTTGCGTCAGCCTCCTTGCCCCATCCCGCGACCACCTCGCCGAACTCCTGATCAGCGCGCGTCGCTGCCTCCTTGGCTTGCAGCTCTGCCGCTTGGCCTTGGAACGCGTTCCACTTCTCGGCGAGCAATGCGGCCTGCTTCGGCGGGATGCCTGCCTCGTGGAACCACGTCGACGCCTCTTTCGCGAACGTGTCCGGCTGACCTTCGGGCACCTTGATCACGCTCAGATAATCGTCTGCCTTCTCGGGAACACCCATCTTGGCGCGGAATGACGCCAGCTCCTCGGCAGGCGCGTCATCGCCCGGGATTACTACGGTGCGGCCAGCGCGCTCGTGGCCGATCAGCTTCTCGAGGTTCCATGCGCTTTCAGCGAGCGCAGCAGGATCCTTCCAGCCCTTGGCCTGCGTCCAGTTGCGCACCTCGTCGTTCTGGATGCTGGAGAACCATGCGTCACTACCGGCGGACGTGGCGCCCGCACCACCGGCGCCATCGCCGCCACCAGCGGTGGCACCAGCACCCGATGCAGCGGCGTCGGCGGCAGCACCCGTGCCAGCGCCAGCGCTCGCGTCAGCAGAGCCGCCAGCGGCGGCAGACCCGGAAAAAGCAGCAGCAGCGGTGTTACTCATTTTCGGCTTCCTCTTTGAGTTTCAGGAGTTGGGCATCATCGATATGCAGATGCGCGATGATTCGTTGGAACACTTCTTGACGGCCGATCTGCACCGCGGTGGCGATGGGATCGGCCTGTTGTCGGACAGTGGAGACGACGAGCGGAGACTCGCCGTAGCGGCAAAAGCGACGCAGATCGGCCAGCACATGGCGCGCGGCGTCACTCTGGAACGTGGCGCGGTAGTACGACCGGCGGCGGAGGATGCGATCAAGTATTTTCATCGTCATTGCGGCAGCACCGCCGGAGCGTTCTGGTTCGTGGCTGCGGTTGCCTGTGCCTGCGAGAAGTCCTTGGCGGCAGACGCGGCGACAGGCGCAGCAGCGAGAAGTTGCTTCATCTGCTCCTGCTTGGCCTGCTGTTCCTTGAGCGACGTGACCTCGTCGTCGGTGCGCATCAGGCGTTCCGGGACGCCATTGATCGACGCGAGTTCAGCCGCCATACCCTCGATGTCAAACTTGAGCATGACCGACGAATCGATCTGCGCGAGCGGCGCGACGGCCTGCATCGTCTGCATGATGCCGATCCCCACGCTCGCGCGTTGTGCCTGGTTGAGCGGGCTCTGGTACTCGATACGGATCTCGCCGCCAGCTTCGATCAGTTCCCGAGGCATCGGCGGCAGCGCACCACTCGCCGCAAGAATGTCGATCTCGCGCTCCGTCACCGAGCCGAGGAGTTCGCTCTGGATGCGTCCCATCGTGGGCGCCAGCAGTTGCCCCTTCTCCTGTGCGCGCAGCATAGCTTCGGTAGCGGTGATCTGTGGCTCCTCTACCAAAATGCGGAACAGCGTCACGAAGAACGCGTCGTTGATCGCCTCGCGACGCTGATTCATCATGTCGAGCCCGATGTCGACGCGTCCTTGCGTCTGGAACGGTATCGCCGTCGCGCGACCATTCTGATCGACGTAGCCATAGTTGAGCGCGTTCGATCGAACATTGAACGGTTGCAGGCTGGCATCTTCGGTGAGCATGATCGGCGGAGCGACAACCTGCTGACCGGCGCGCAGCACGGTCTTGCTCATCTCGTTGAGCATCTTGATGTCGGGCAGCACTGTCATAGCCGGCGAGCGCCCGTAGACTTCGCGCGGGCTCGTCTCGTAGCGCGGCACGGCAAAAGGAAAGCGGCGAAATCCGCCCTCACTGACCACACTGCGCGTTTCGAACTCGATGTAACACGATGAGAAATCCATGCCACGGTGGTCGCGGCGGCGACTGTCATATTCGTCGTTCGGGCCGACGCAGTGAAGAAACCAGAACTTCGAAAGCGGATCCTTATCCAGTGCCCGCTTGATACCTTCCGACAAGGCGTCGCGCCCGAACTTCAGGGCAGCTTGTTCGGCGGTGAACTGGAACTTCCTGTGAAGCCGGTTCACCGTGCCGTTCTCATCCTCCGAGATGTAGGACTCGGCGAGCGGAAACGACTTGTACTGAATGCCCTTGCCGAGAACATCGTCGGTGAACAGGATCCCGGTGCCGAATGCTCCGATGTCAAGCACCGCCTCGCCTGACTGTGCTTGGAAGTTCGAGTGCGGCGAGTAGCGCACCTTGAATATGATGTCGGTGACCTGCTCCAGATACTTCTTGACGTTTGGATTCTCGGCTAGATCAGGATTGGCAGTCGTCAGCGACTGGTAGCGCTGCGTCGCGGGCATCGTGAAACTGATGACGGCGGCGGCGAACTTGGGCAGCGCGAGTGGTGCCGTTGCGTCGAAGATGCGCTCATTGCGCTTGTCGCCGTCCGGGCGCTGCTGCTGGAACAGATTCTGCGTGGGACGTACACGCTCGGCGATTTCACGCCAATGCCCCTCCCAGATGCCACGACGCGATTGCATCTGCTCTTGCAGGCGGATTAGTTTGTCGGCGCGTTCATCTGCCATTTTCTGTTCCTCATTGCGCCGGCAACGTGTCGCCTGGCAAATAGACGGTGAACGTAGTGCCGTCGCAAATGACAGCGATACAGTCGTCAGGGAACTGGGACTGCGGCACAAGGATCGTGCTCGGCTCTCCGTTGTCGTCCAAAGACGGCTTGATGATTGCGGGGATTTCAATCATGGATTCAAAATCTCCACCGTGTACGACTCCAGGGTGATGCTGTCGGCAACGTCGCTTAGCTTCCCACTGAGCGTAAGGCTTTGCGCTATCGATGTGTCGATGCTGTAGGTCTGCGCGGCGATCGACGAGGTTCCGAAGGGCGTGCTGGAAGCGCTTGAGAATCCCGTCTGTGACGTCTGAGATGCGCGATTACGCAGGAACGTCATGTGCTGCATGCTCGCCGTGCCTGCCTGGTTGTATCCCGGGTTCATGAACACGACGCCACCGAGACGCGCGTACAAGGTCTTCGCTACGGCCGTCGACGAGAAGCTCCACATGGTGGTTAAGCGCAATACGCCGTTGGGCCCCATTGCTCCCGCAGGAACGGTCACAGTGGCGAGTACCGTCTCCGTGAGTACGCCCGTTACAGAAACAGGTACAGCCGACTGCGCAAGCACCTGTGCGCCGCCGGACTGCCCGAATGGGAGCGGAAAGCCAAGATTGCCAGGCACGTCAGCCCCCGTTATTCGTTGGGATGCCAACGACGTAGGCATACACCGCGCTCGGGGTTCCGCCGGTAATTTGCATGCGGACCTGACCTGCGGGAGCGGTGAATCCGGCGACGCCGTTGGCAGTGAACGTGGTCTGATTGCCCAGCGTCATCCACGTACCGTTGGGAGACAGAATCTGAAGCGTCAGCGTCGCGCCTCCGAACGTGCCTTCTGCAAAGCACGCGCCATTGCCACCCGGCCAGTCAACGGATTGCCCCGTGGCATTGCCGTTATTCAACAGTGTCAGTTGCGGACGTCGTGCCATGTTCAGCTCCCCAGCAGCTTCGCTGCGCCGGTCGTGGGTTGGGTGGATGAAGTGCTTCCACCAGCGAGGATGGTGGACGCCATACCACGGCGTCGGCGCAGCGCGTCTGCATCGTTCTGGCCCTGCACTGCGGCGTTATCGACGGTGGGCGGCGGGGGCGCAGCTGGCGGCGGCGGTGCGGCCGGCGTGCTGGGCTTGCTGAATAGCGAGGTCATGGGCTGCTCCTAGAAGTCGGTCGAGTAGTCGGAGAGCGCGAATGCTGGGCGATTTGCCACGGGTTCACGCTTCACAATCGCCTTTCCTTCTCCTGCACCGATCATAAGATACTGATCGGCGTCACATACGTGCGAATAGATGTTTTTATCTGGCACATCGCGGTATTTCTCGGTTCCTCCGATCTGCATCCGCTTGTAGTGATAGCCGCCCATGTATCCCTTGCGCAGCACGCGGCAATCGGGATGCACAAGCATGGCCGGCTCACCGTCGATCAGTTGCGTCATGGGGTTTCGCACCGCCTCGATGCGGATCGTCGGCGCGTTGGTGTACGCGGGCACCGACTTCACTCCGTGGGCCTCGAGAATCTGGAACGTGTCGCGTTCCTCGTCATCGCCACCCTGGGCGGCATTGCCCGCCGGATCGCCCGTGATGCTGCCGATCTTGAAGCCGTGATACTGCTCGGCAAGGTGCTTTTTGATGAGCCCGGCAAAGCGGATGATCCCTGCTCGATCCGTCACGACTTCGCTGCGCTTGCGCCACTGACCGTTGGGCATGCGCTGCGCGAACACGGCGGCGGGTGTGAGACCGAAGTCCATGCCGATGTGCAGCAGCAGGCGCGGATTCGCCTCGAACTGGCGGCAGTGCAGGTTGTCGCTGTACTCCGGATACACGACCTTGCCGTCCATGACAAAGCCGTATTCGCCGTCGACGTAGACCTTGATCCACTCTGGCTTCTTGCCCGCGCACGCCTTGAGGTAGTAGCCCGGGTCGAGATTGTTCAGATTCTCGGCGTTCGGCGAGCGGCCGCCCGGCTGCCGGAACCAGTCGAACAGGTTCTGATCTTCGCGCAACGAACCGACCTCTCGCAGTTTGCTTTCGAGCTCGGCGTTCGTCTCGATGTCCTCAGGCGTCGGCTCCTCGGCAAGCCGGTACCACCAGTGGTCGGAGTCAGGTGGGTTCGTGTCCAGCATGATCTGCGGATCGGTGCAGCCGCCCTCCTCCCGGCGCGGGAAGCGGCCGACACGCCCGGTCAGGCCGTCGAGAATGGCCTTCGGCACCTCACGCGCCTCATTGATCCACGCGTCGGACAGTTCGAGCGACAGCAGCTTACGCACGTCGTCCGGGCGATCGAGCGCGATAAAAATCACCTCCCAGTCGATCTTCTGCGCCGCGTCGACGATGTGGTGCGTCGGTGGACCGGACTCCCGATAGTTCCCGTAGGTCGGCGGGATCCACTGGTGCCACGTCTTGATGGTCGTGGTCTTCAGTTCCGGATAGGTGTTCCGGACGATGGCGGTGCGCCGGCGAATCCAGCCGTCGCGCTGGCGCTTCTGTTTTTGCAGGTTGCGCACCAGCTTCATGACGCAGCACACGGACTTGCCCGAGCCGATGGGGCCCATGATCCCGGCAACGAATGCGTCGCTCTTGATGAACGCCTTGCCGATGGGCCCCGGCGGCTTGTAGTGGATCTCGCCCGCTGCCTGGATGTCGCTCATCTGAAATTCCATTTGAGGGAGAAACACACGCCAATCCAGTGAACGCAAATGCGCTCGCGCGAAAGCCTGATGCGTGGAATCAGACGGAACTGCGTACCCGCGTTGGTTATCCAGAATTTCATTGCAGCTTATCCCCCGGCAGAACGCGGGCGCTGCCGTCACCCGGCACGACGGCGCGCGTCAGGTTGGCATCCTTCACGCGGAGCTTGCCCGCGCGCACGGCGAAGAACTTGGCCGCTTCGGTCACGGCGGTGATGAATCCGCCGAAGTCATCGAAGTAGCCGCTGAACTTGCAGTCGTTGACCTCGATGTGCATGGCCCACGCGTGATCGTGCACCGGGCTTTTCTGGATGAGGATGTTCTGGATTCGCACGGGTTAATCTCCGAGGTGGATGTGAATGTTGAAAGGCGGCGCGGCGCCGGTGTCGTCTTTGTAGAGCCCGAGGTGCTTCTCCAGCGCCATGAGAGATGAAGATTTGTCGGACAGCTTCACGCGAGACACACGCGTCTCCATGCGCTTGCCGACCTTGACCGTCTCGAACTCGAACCCGGCCACGGCGGCGGCGGTGTCGTCGTCGAGCTCGTGAATGCCCAGAGGCTTGCCCTTGGCGTCAAGGAACTTGCGCGGGTCGAGGAAAGCCAGGCGGGCGCGCTCCTTCAGCACTCGCTCGGCGGTGACTTCCAGCTTCCCCATGATTTTCTTGGTCGTTTCGTCCAGCTTTTTCTGCACTTCAGCATGCTTCAACAGCCGACAACCCTGCGCATAGGCAGTCTTCGGGCTGTAGCCAGAGCGCAATGCCGCCTGTGTGGCGTTTCGATCGACGAGGTACTCGGCCACAAACCTCGCCTGCTTTTCATTCAGCGCCATTACGCGTCCTTCGGCTGGTCGCCACCGCGCAGCCATTCCATAACTCGCTTCACTTCAAGAACTTCGTCGCGGTCGTAGAGCACGCGACGCCCCAGTCTCACCGGCCGTGGCCGATAGGATTTCTCGCGCGTGCGTCCGATCAGGCCGTTGACGCTCAGATTGAGCAGGTCAGCGGCCTCCTCACGTCCAATGAGCACGCGCTCCTTCATCGACTCGTCGTCGGCGAAAAGCGCAATTTGTGAGCGGCGCATGTCCCCTCCCCATATCGCGTTACTCGATTTCGATTCGGCGGTGATTCCCATTTTTCTATCTGGGTTGGTGCTGCTTATCGCGCCAAGCCAGGAACGGCCGGCGCACGATGTTGTGAAAGCGGTCTGCCGCAGAGCCGTTGGTGTCGAGCTCACGGCGGCTATCAACGCCGCAGGCAATGCGGATGAACTCGGCGGCGTCGTCTGCGGTGATCGGCTGGTGGGCGGCCTCCTCCAGCCACGCCCTGAACTGCGGCTGGCGCGGGAGGATGCCGGCGAGGCGCGTGAGGGTCGTCATGGCAGCATGAGCAGGCCGCCAGCACAGCAGCCCGCGATGATGAGGCAGCCGATGGCGCCGAAGATGAGGATTGCGCCGACGGCGTCGAAGTCGCGCATCACACGCTCCCGAACAGTGCGGCGGTGAGCGGATCACGGCGCGCGAGCGTGCCGCTCTCGATCTTCTTGCGCGTGTAGTAGCGACGGCGGCGAACGAACAGTTCATGCGGGTCTTGCTTGGCCTTCCAGCGTTCCTGTGACTGCTGGCGCGTCAGCATGTCCGGACGCTTGGCGTTGGTGCCCGAGCCGATGCGGTAGACCTTCTGCGCCGCTCCGGTGCGGGGATGGCGTTGAAAGTTGGCGATGTGCGCACGCTGTTCCGCGACCGCGCGGTCGAGCAGTTCGCGGGCCTGCTGCTCGGAGAGGTTCACGGCTTGCGCTGCCTGCTTGGCGGTCATGGACAGGCCATGAGCCATCACCTTGCAGAGTTCGGTCCAGCCGGGCGTAAGGCGAGGCTTCGCGCCGAGGCCAATCGCGCGCGCCTTGTGGCGGATGCGCTCCACCGGGCGACCGGGCAGGCGATGGGCCTGTGATTCAATCGTCTCTGGCTGAGCCCAGATCTCGTGAAGGATGGCGACCTCGGCGTCGGTCCAGCGCATGTACGGGCGTTTCATCGCTGATCCCCCGCGAACAGTCCCTGCTGCTGTGCCTGCAATGGCTCGATGACGACTTCGGTGCGCGGATTCTTCCGGTCGATGCCGTGAAACACGTGCTTCGCACGCACCTGCCGGTCGTTGACGTAGACGCCCTTCTGCACCAGCACGCGCTTCGCCTTCACGCCTGCCGCCTTCTGGTCCTTCGTCAGCTTCTCTGACTTGTACCGGTCCTGCATCACGTCGAGCACGATTGACTCGTCTAGGTCGGGACGCTCGCTGGCGTAGAAGATGTGCAGCGTCACGCACACTGGCCCAGTGAGCTGCACGCGGTAGCGCGGCGGGATCTGGGCCAGTGCGTCGCGCTCGTAGTCGCGGGCCTTGTCGGACTTGATGAGCATCGCCGGACGGTCGCCAAACTTAGCCACCTTGCGGCTGTTGGCCTTGCTCGCAGGTTCCCCGAGGATCGTGAAGCGAATCACGCCGCCATCAAACGCGGGCGCGCGAGAGAGGTCCGGGAATTCGTCGGGCAACGCGGGGGCGCCCGGCATTTCGTCGAAGAGAGTCATTGGTCATCCTTGTCGGTGTACGGCAAGTTGCCGTCGAAGCTGGTCGGGCCGAGGATCGAACCCTGCACCGGTTCCTCGGATCGCTGGAAGTGGGCGCGGCAGAACCACGGGCCGCCGCCAGATGCGCTGAGGCTGATGGTTCCGTTCCACTGGCAGCCGGCGGCGGGGCAGCGGCGATCCACCGGGGCACTCACTGCTGACCCCGTTCGTAGGCTGCCACGCGTTCGGCGAGCTCACGCTTCGTCACCTGCGTGGCTTCGTGGCGCTCGCGAGCGATGCGGGACTCGTGAGATTCGCCGGCCGGGCCATTGCGCATGCGCTCGACCATCACCCGGAACTGCTCTTTCGCCTTGCGCGCCTCGTCGCTGTCGCTCTTGCTCGGCGCCGCGAGCAGGCCAACGTTCTGCGTCACCGGCGCGGCCAGCGCCGGGTATTTGCGCTCGACCTCGGCAGCGGAGATGAAGCCGAGCGCGATGGCCTTCTGGTCGGCGGCGGCGTCGGTCGTACGGTCGGTGCCAGGCGAGCGGATCACCGCCGGCTCGATCCCCGCCATCCGGTTCGCCTCGGTGATGCGGGTGTATGCGGCCTTGAACGCCATGCGCGCGGCAACTTCGTCGCTCGCCAGCAGCTCGCGCGCCGAGTCGAACGCCTTCAGGATCTCGTCCGTGAGCCAGACCGTCGCGGCTTCATCGCTGGACGCGAGCGCGATTGCCCATGCCTCGTCGGCTGCGATGCGCTGCGGGCCCGAGAACTCGAGGTGCTTCAGCAGCGCGGCGGGCGTCGGCGCGAACTCGGACGAAGCCATGTGCAGGTCGATGGCGCGCGTCACGGCGCTGATCGGGTACGGCGTGAGCAGACGCACGAACACGTCGAAAACGCCCTTCGCCGGTGCGGGCTGGCGGGCGACTTCGTAGGCGACGGCGAGGGCTTGGGCGAGTGCTGGGCGGTCAGAAGGCGTCATGGCGATCCTCAAGCGGTTGGCATGTCGATGGTTCGATCGTCGGCGGCCGGCTCGTCAGCGAGCCACGACGCGACGTTCGCTGCGCTTTGCGCAAGGCGGGCATCCTGCGACGTCTGGCGCCGGCCGAGGCCGCCAGCGCTGGCAGGCTTCGACGCGTCGGCAATCCAGCCCTTCGCCGTTGCCAGCACGTAGCCGGACGAGATGTTTTCGTCGGGCTTTTTTTCCTTGACGTGCAGGCAGACGGCTTCGATGGTCGCGACCGTGATGCCAGCCTCTGCGGCGGCAATCACGCGCGGGTCGGCAGGCTGCGCCGAGATCGAGTGCCGGCGCATTGCAGCCGACAGCTCAGCAGGCGAAGCGCGCGCCGGGGCATCCGCCGATGCGTCGCGCGGGGTTATGCCTACAGCGTTCGTAGTACCCACAGGGTTTTGAGTGGGTAGTGGGGATTGGGGATTGGCTTCTGGTGTTTGGGTAGCCGTGTTGTCACGCGTGACACTTGGAGACTCGTCACGCTTTGTCACGCGTGACAGTTCTGCCTCTAGCTCGTGAGTTTTCGCCTTGAACGGCGGCACAACACCGTGAGCACGAAGTGCTTCAAACAGCGTCGCACGGCGTTCGCGTGAGCGGCGTTGCCGTTCGCGCTCGTTGGCTCGCTTCGTTTCGAGTGCGGGAGCCTGATCCCAGAATGCTTCGATGACTTCGTCGCAGCGCTTCTGTCGGAAGCCGTCGGCGCCCAACTCGAAATAGCGCTGCAACACGTAGTCCACGGCCTTCCGCTCAGCGGTCGACGTTGCGCGCGCGAGGCGATAGACCTCCTTCTTGTCAGCAGGCAACGGGCTTTCGTTCTGGTAATACTGATCGAGCAGGCGCGTGTAAGCGCCGTCTTCCAGCATCGAAAGGCTGACCGTGTCCCGGATGTAATCGCCGATGTGGCGCTCCCAGTAATTCACGGCTCACCCCCTCCGACGCAGAACGAACCACGTCACGCCGACCAGGCAAACGATGGGCACCGCGGCAATGAGTTCGGCGGTCATGGTCAGGCTCCCCGAATCCGGCGTTCCTGCTGGCGCGTCTCGAGGTACTTGAACGCCATGCTTTCGAGCGCGGAGAGTTCGGCCTGATCGATCACCAGGCAGTCCACGGGCACGACCTGCAAGCCGAACGTGGCGAGCATCTTGGCCCAGTCAGGCAGATCCTCCAGACGCCGGCTGATCGTGCTGGCCGACACGCCCATGCAAGCCGCAGCACGGGCCTGCGTGACGCGTGCAACGGCGCGCAATACCTCCGCCTCGACGCGTGCAGCCGCCATGCGTGTGCTTTCAGCCTCGTCGGCTGAAACTGTTTCCGGGGTGGTCATGCGGCCACCTGTTCGGACTTGACTTCGGCAGCCCTTTTCTTTGCTCGCACGCGGAAGGACTTGATTTTTGTACTGGTGCTCGAACGCGGGTCGGCGTGCTCACCGCTCAAAATTCGGCTGATGGTGGCCTGAGAAACGCCGGTCTTCGCTTCGATCTCTTTTTGCGTAGCGCCCGCCGCAATGCAGCGCTCGAGGTGTTCCTTTGCGGTAGACATGGATAGCTCCGAGATGGGTGATGCTCGGATTTTATACGAAATCGTATGATCGTCAATACAAAAACGGATAATTTGTTGCGCGATACAATGCGCTCACGCATAGTCGCGGGCATGTCAAACGCAATAAAATCAAGGGTCGCCGCGAATATTGAGTGGCTAATGAATCGCCGTGGGGTGAACGGAAATTCTTTGGCCGTCGAACTCGAAAAGCGCGGCACGCCAGTTCCCCAGCCCACCATCTTCCGCATACTCTCGGGGGAAAGCCGAGATCCGCGCACGAGCAGCCTCCAGCCAATCGCCGAGTTCTTTGGCGTGACTGTGGCCGACCTGCGCGATCACGATTTCGTGAGTACGGGTTACAAGTCGGTGGGAGGTCTGAAGCCGGGCATGCATTCGGTCGTGTCGGCAGATGACACTGATGAACCTACGGGAGCAATCCCGTACTGGTCGGCCAAGGGATCGTGCGGCGGTGGATCCCTAAACTACGAAGAAATGGCGAAAGGACATCTGATCAAGGAAGCGAGCTTTTTCAAAAAGTACAATTTGAAACCTGAAAATGCGGTCGCCGTCTATGCGGATGGGAATAGCATGGCGGACTTCATCGTTGATGGAGATATCGTCATTTTCGATCGCTCAAAAAACGAGCCGCGAAGCGGGAAAATTTTTCTCATAGATCATCCAGATGGCTTGCGAATCAAGCAGCTGCGGCGCCAGGTGGATGGATCATGGGTTCTGGAAAGCCGAAACCCAGACAAGCGGAACTATCCGGACGAGCTGATCCCGGAAGGGCGCGGAGAACTGCTGAAGCTTTGCGGTGAGTTCGTCTATAGACAGGGCGGGTGAGATGGAAAAACTTCTCATAGCGTTCTCAATCGCCATCGTGAGCACGGGGGCGTTTGCGAGTTGGGACGAGTCGATCAAACCAGGGACGGAAGGAACACCATCCGAACTGACATTTTCGAAAGCATGGTCCGCGCAGTGTTCCGATACCGCGGGTCGGGACCACAACAGGCTCGCTACTTGTGAAGCGTATCTGCTAGGCGTACTCGATTCGATCAAGTCCCAGGGGCGGACGGCCGAGTGTCAGCGGATCGTCGCGGACGTTTCTTTCAAGGTTCCCGTCATAGCGAACGCTGTTTCAAAAATGGCCGAAGGAGCATCGCCCATGACGTATACGGCCACCTTGGTCGAGCGGGCGGTGAGTGAAATGATCCCTCTGAAGTGCCGAATGCCGTCGAAGCCATCACACGCAGTTTGAAAGACAAGCCCGCTAACCGCGGGCTTTAGTTTGCAAAAAATAATACGAAATCGTATTGACATCGTAATTCGCTTTCGTATAATTGCCTTCATACACTTTCGTATAGAGGGCACCATGAACGCACCCCTACCGCACCGCGCGGCACGACGCCCGGCGAACTTCAAGCCGGTCATCCCGAGCCCGCAGTCTCCCGAATTCGCCGCGCTGGTCAGCGAGCGCGTCTCCCTGATCAAGCGCGCGTGTCTGATCGCGGATGTCGTCGAAGTGCTTGGCGCCCTTCCCGATCCGGCCGACATGACGGTGATCTGCGCCGCGTATCGCGCGGGCTGCCCTGACGTCGCACTTGGCCCGGTTTTGCCTCGCATTCTCGAGCGCGAATGGAGGCAACTTGCGGACAGCGAGATCACGGCCGAGCTGAACAAGCGCGCATCTGGCCTTGTCGCCGACGACTGGATTCCTGGGTATGTGACGGCCCGCGAGATCGCTATCGCGCAGATGGAGGTGTGCCATGGGTGACATCGCCGAAATGATGCTCGACGGCACGCTGTGCGAGGGATGCGGGACGTACCTCGGCCGTGCCGACAGTTTCCCCCAACGCTGCCGAAGCTGCGCGAAAGATGGCTGGTCCGGGGTAATCCAGCCTCAGAAGGTCACCTGCCAGCACTGCGGGCGCCGCGTGAAAGCGTCGGGCCTGACCGATCACATCCGTGATGTACATCCCGAGCGAGGTGAACAGGTATGAGCGAGATCAACAACGGCGGCCCGGCGTTTCCGAGCCACGGAACGATGGGCGAAGTGACGCACGAGGGCATGACCTTGCGTGATCGATTTGCCATCGCTGCGCTGCCTCAGTTGCAGTTCAGCCATCACGACGAATACACCTTGGACGCTATCGCGACGCTGGCTTATCAGCAAGCCGACGCCATGATCCGCGCGCGAGGTGCCGCATGACCCCCGACTACTGCGTTCGCTGTGGCCGCCAAGGCCACACGTCCGACGAGTGCGCTCTGCGCTTCCGCAAGCCTGTTCCGACGTTCATGGAGCGCGTCGACCGATTCGCTACGCGCCGGCTGTATCTGGCTGGCACGCTCGCCGCTGTCGTCCTGATCTGCCTGTACGGCGTCGTCTGCACGCTCGACATGCAAGACGCCATGCGCGCCGTGCAGCCCGTCGTTTTCCGTTCTGTCTGACCAACCTACCGAGACACCATGACCGCTACCACCAAATCCGAAACCACGGCGCTGACCGTCGTCGAGCGCGCGGCTGTCGCGCTTGGATCTTCCAAGCTTCAGGGCGAACTCGTCGCGCTCGCGAAGAAGTCGGCCGACATCACCGAGATCAAGAACGCTGCCGGGCGCGACCAGTGCCACGCGGCCATGATGGCGCTCGCCAACACCCGTACCAGCATCACGAAGACCGGAAAGGCAGCCCGCGACGACGCGAACGCTTTCAGCAAGGCGGTGATCGCCGAAGAGAAGCGCCTCATCGATCTGATCGAGCCGGAAGAACTGCGCCTGCGCACGCTGCGCGACGGCTGGGACGAGGCGCGCGAGGCAGAGAAGCGCGCCAAGGCGGAGGCCGAGGCACGCCGTATCGCCGCGATCCGCGAACACATCAACGACATCCGTTCTATCGCGACGCGCATGGTCGGCTGCGCTTCGCATGCCATCGCGGTGGAGATAGAAGACCTGGAGGCGCTCAGCGTCACGCTCGACCGATTCCAGGAACTGACCGGCGAGGCCGAGGCCGCGCGCGGCGAGACGCTCGACAAGCTGAGCAGCATGTACAGGGCCGCACTCGATGCCGAACTGGAAGCAGCCCGCATCAAGGCCGAGCAGGAAGCCGAAGCCGCCCGCCTGGCCGCCGAGCGCGAAGAACTGGCGCGCCTGCGTGCCGAAGCCGCGAAGCGTGATGAAGAAGCCGCCGCGGCACGCGCGGCCGAGGAAAAGCGTATTGCGGCCGAACGGGCAGAGGCTGATCGCATCGCCCGCGAGCGCCTCGAAGCCGAAGAAGCGGAACTGCGTGCCGAGCGCGAACGCCAAGCAGCTGAGGCGAAGCGCCTCGCCGATGAGCGTGAAGCGCTGGAGCGCCAGCAGCGCGAGGCAGAAGCCGCCGAGCGGCGCCGCGTCGAAGAGCAGCAAGCAGCCGAGGCAGCCGCAGCCGCGCGCGTGCGCGAAGCCGCCGATCTCATGCTCGACGCGTTGCGCCAGTGGAAGCACGCCGAAGAAACCGGCGATGCCGACGAACTGGAAAACGCCCGCGCTGCACGCGATCAAGCCATCACCGCCGCCACCCTGTAACCCACCTTACGCCCGGCCGAGTCTCGGGCATGGAGAGCAACATGACCAACGCAATCGCAACCACCGATCAATTCGACCTCTCGCCGCGCTCGCTCGACGAGGCCATGAAGTTCGCCGACTACCTGGCGGACTCGTCCATCGTGCCGAAGGACTTTCAGGGCAAACCGGGCAACGTGCTCGTCGCCATTCAGTGGGGCATGGAACTCGGCCTGAAGCCGTTGCAAGCCATGCAGAACATCGCCGTCATCAACGGGCGCCCGTCCCTCTGGGGTGATGCAGTGCTCGCCCTGGTGCTCGCCTCGCCGGTGTGCGAGTACATCGAGGAATGGGAAGATGGCGGCACGGCGTACTGCAAGGTCAAGCGCCGTGGCAAGCCGGAGGATATCCAGCGTTTCGGCGATGCTGAAGCGAAGCAGGCCGGGCTGCTCGGCAAGCAAGGGCCGTGGTCACAGTACCCGCAGCGCATGAAGAAGATGCGCGCGCGCTCGTTTGCGATCCGCGACAACTTCGCCGACGTGCTGAAGGGCATTCCCATCGCTGAGGAAGTCGGCGACTACCCGCCCGAGAAAGACATCACGCCGCGCGCCACGCCCGCGCAGGTCGCTCAAGCATCACTGCCCGCCCCTGCTGAGCGCGACGACCATCTGCTGAGCGTCATCGCTGATCTGGAGCTGGTGGCGAGGGAAGGCGGCGCCGAGCCACTGGCCAACGCGTGGCGTGGTCTGTCGAAGGAAGAGCGCCAGGCCATCGGCCCCGATGAGCTGGCACGCCTCAAGTCGCTGACCGGCGAAGACCCGACGGACGGCCAACAATGAGCACGGGCGCCGACCAACGCACCGACGAATGGCGGAAGGAACGCGCGGGCCGCATCACGGGCTCGCGCTTCGTCGACGTCATCGCGATCACGAAAAGCGGAAAGCCCACGGCAGAACGTGCCCGCATGATGCGCGAACTCGCGTTCGAACGTCTCGCCGGTGCGCCGATGCATGAAGTCGGCGGCAAGGCGCTCGCATGGGGCACCGAGGTTGAACCGGTGGCCGTCCAACTGTACGAGCTGCACACCGGCAACATCGTCACGCCCAGCCCATTCGTCGTGCACCCGCGTTACGACTTCGTCGGCAGTTCGCCCGACGGCCTGGTCGGCACGAAAGGCGGCATCGAAATCAAGTCGCCGCACGATGAAGGCGTCCACATCAACACCTGGCTCGAAGGCATGCCTGCCGAGCACATGCCGCAGGTGCAAGGAAACATGTGGGTCACGGGCCGTGAATGGTGGGACTTCATCAGCTATGACCCGCGCCAGTGCGAGCGCCTGCGTCTCTACGTGCAGCGCGTGCCTCGCGACGATGCCTACATCGCCACGATGGCCGCTGCCATCCTCCAATTCGAAGCCGAGCTGCAACAGATGATCGAGCAGCTCATGAAGAAATCCGCCTGACCACCACCCGGAGATACCCACCATGCCGTTCGAACTCGAAGCCCAAAAAACGAAGCTCACCAGCGTCAACCCGCGCGCCGAACTCCACGGCGAAGACAAGAAGCCAGCCGTCGACCTGAAGTTCGAAGTCGCTGCCGATAACGGCGTGCTCGCGAACTTCGGCGCCGACCTGCGCAGCATGCTCTATACGCAATTCGAAGCCGAGCTGCAACAGATGATCGAGCAGCTCATGAAGAAATCCGCCTGA